GAAAAGTAGAGATAGAGATACAAAATAAAGGGAAAACAACTATTTGGTGTTATGACAGAGATTTAGCTTCAGGACAATTTATTGAAAAGAGTATTGATGAACTTGACCTAGTCAACAAGGCTATAGAGTACGCAAAAGATAGATTGGAGCAATTAGAGAAAATTAAGGGGGCTATGTAATGAAACTATATGAATTAACAGGGAACTATCTTATATTGCAACAGATGTTAGAAGAAGCAGAGGACCAACAAGCAATACTAGATACTATTGAAAGCATAGAAGCAGTAATAGAAGAAAAGGCAGATAACTATGCAAGGATAATAAAAAACCTTGAAGCAGACATTGCAGGAATAAAGACAGAAGAGCAGAGATTAGCAGACAAGAGAAGGACATTAGAAAACAATGTTAAATGGCTAAAAGGCAACTTGGAAGAGTCTATGAGAGCAACTGGAAAGACTAAGTTCAAAACAACATTATTCAGTTTTGGAATACAGAAAAATCCTCCTAGTGTAGAGATACTAGATGAAAGCAAAGTACCCGAAGAATTTTTAATACCTCAGAACCCTGTCGTAGATAAAAAAGCTATATTGGCAGCTCTAAAAGAAGGTAAGGAGTTTGATTTTGCACAGTTAAAGCAGGGTGAAAGCTTAAGAATTAGATAGGAGGATCCAAATGAATGTATATGAGAAGTTAATGTATATACAATCAGAGCTAAAAGCTCCTAAAAATCAATATAACAGTTTTGGGAAGTATCACTACAGGAGTTGCGAGGACATTTTAGAAGGACTCAAACCGATACTAGCAAAACATAAGGCAGCGGTAACTGTAACAGATGAAATAGTACAAATTGGTGATAGATATTATGTGAAAGCTACAGCAAAGCTATTAGATATCGAAAAAGGAGATATCTTAGAGGTGTCAGCGTTTGCTAGGGAAGATGAAATGAAAAAAGGAATGGACTTAGCTCAGGTTACAGGTAGTACAAGCTCTTATGCTAGAAAATATGCTCTAAATGGCTTGTTTGCTATAGATGATACTAAAGACTCAGACTTTACTAATAAACATGAGGACAAGCCTAATAACGAATCTAAAACAACAAACTCAAATAATAGTGGTAGCAATACATTTACATGTAGTAGCTGTAATGCAATCATAACTCAAGCAGTACACACTTTTAGCACAAATAAGTTCAAGAAACCACTTTGTAGAAATTGTCAAGGTAAAGAAAAGTAGGTGTAACTATGACATATGAACAGTACTTAGAGATTTGTTACCACTTAGACCAGGAGCCTTTATCCGAAAAAGAATTTAGAGAAATGCAGGAGCTTAATTATGATTAGGTTCCTGCCCCAGCAAGGGGTGAGTATATGGCTAATCCACAAGTTGAAAATGGACACGTAAAAATAGCAAATGAATTATATGAAGCTATATATAGTACTAACTTTAATGCTACTCAATTCAAAATAATAATGTGTATTATTAGATACACATATGGATTCAATAGAAAGTCACATAATTTATCGGTGAGTTTTATAAGCAAAGCTATCAACATATCAAAACGATATGTGTCAGATGAGTTAAATAAATTGATAAAAGCAAAAGTAATTCTTATTGACAAAGACTATACAGTAACAGAAAGCAGAAAGTTAAAACTTAACAAAAACTATACTGAATGGGAAGGGTATAGAACTGTAATTCATCAGATGAACAATTCATCAACAGGCGAACATGACTTCACCACAACAGATGAACACGACTTCACCACAACGGATGAAGAGTTCTTCACCCAAGAAATACAAATTAAAGACAAATATAAAGACAATGATTTTAAATCTGTTTTCGATTATTACCTTACATTAGATTTAATTAAACACAGAGCTTATACAAAAGACATGCAAAAGGCAATTACTAAAGCAGTAAAAGACAATAAATATGACATTGAGTACTGCAAAACATTATTAAAGAGACATAAGGAAGTAGTAGAAAAGACTAAAGATTCACCATATCCAGTAAGAGCAAGAGGATTTGCTGAATTCTTCGGACAGAAAGTATATGGAGCTACACACCTTATATGCAGTGAGTATGAAGAAGGTGGCAAGTACTACGAGCAGTATCTCAAGGATAATAATCCGACAAATACAAAAGGACCATTAAAATTAGTATTCAGAGATGTACTAGGTAATAGCTAGGGGGTGATGGTACTGGACCAAATACAAGAGATTAAAAGCAAATATGGACAACAAGCAGAGGATATTATCGCCAGTGGCCTAGGATTAATTAAAAAAGGGAAAAAGTACCGTTGCCCTAACACATTCGCACATAGGAACGGAGACAGAGACCCTAGCATGAGCTGGGACCCAAAAGCATTACAGTTCTACTGTTTTGGATGTGGAATGAAAATAGACCTATATGGCTACTACAGAGAGCATTTGAATTACACACATCAAGAGATAGTAAGAGAACTGCTAGGAGAAACGGACTATAAGAATACATCAATACAGAAAAATAGAGACACCTTTGTAGAAGAAGCGAAAAAAGTAGGTCCTATAACTAAAGAGTGTATCGACTATATAAAGCTAAGGGGAATTACAGAAGAAACTATTAAAAAATTTAATCTTGGCACATATAAGAATCATATAGCTTTTCCATACTACAAATATGAAGTACCGATAGGATATAAGATTAGAAAGCCTTTGAAAAACCCTGGTAAACCTAAAATGAGAAGTATAACAGGCTCTAAACCATACCTTTACAATATACAAAATATCGAACTAGGCTCTGAGCTAATCATATGCGAAGGTGAATTCGATTGCATGATAATAGACCAGTGTGGATATTCAAATGTGGTTAGTGTAGGAGCAGGAGCAAATAGTCTAAGCAGTATGGTTGAACAAGCAAGAGAGTTCTTAGATAAGTTTGAAATACTGATTATTGTCTCAGACAATGACGAAGCTGGGAAGAATATGGACCAGTTCTTTGTAGAAGAGTTTGGAGACAAAGCAAAACTAATAGATAAAAAACTCTACAAGAGAAAAGACATCAATGAAGAGTATATCCTATATGGCAAAGATAAGATAGTTGAAATTATAGAAAGTGCAAGGTTCAAGATTGAGGGAAGAAGAGACTTAGAAAAGCAGCCATATAAGGGCTTAAATAGTAAAACAGGCAACTATATACCTACAGGATTACCAACTATAGATTATGGACTTAATGATTTGGCTCCAGGGTGTACTACTTTGATAACAGGAAGGTCTAACGGAGGTAAATCTACACTAGTAAGACAGATTATAGCAAATGCAATAGATAAAGGGAACAAAGTCTATTTAATGAGTGGAGAAGGGGACCCAGATGTATTCTTGAATGAAATGTATCAAAGTGTAGTAGGAAGAAATGAACAGTACTATGACAAAGTCAAGATAAATAAAAGAACGAGGAAAGAACCTAAAAAACATATACTAGAAAAGCTTAAAAGATGGCACTTTAAAAAGCTAGTAATGTTCAATAAGGGTGACAGTAAACTTAAGACGATAGAGCAGCTTACAAGCATGTTAGAACTAGAGATAAAAATAAATAATTATAACTTAGTAGTAATAGACAATCTAATGAGTATTCTGTCAGTACAGGCGAGTGAAAAGTATGAACAACAAGCTGATTTTATGCAAAGACTATGTGACCTTGCTAGAGCATATAACACACACATAATATTAGTGCTACATCCTAACAAGACATATAGAAAAGGTGCTGAGCTAGATATGGAGCAGATTAGTGGAACAAGTGACCTTTACAATAAAGCAGATAACATAATATCAGTAGTTAGGGAATACGAAGCAGAAAAGATAAACGAAGGCATAAATGGGAGAATAGTAGTTTTGAAAAATAGATACTTTTCAGACTTACCAAAGATAGATGTTCATTTTGATAGTGAAACAGGGTTGCTCTTAGAAATACAAGACGGAGAAATAGTTGGATACTGTTTTAATTGGGACAAGGATATACCTAAAGGTTTTCAGTTGACAGTAACAGATGATTGTCCTTTCTAAAGGGGGGTTTCAGATGACAATAGCAGAAGCAAAGAAAGAGTATAATGCTTTACTAAAAAGATATTATAAGGCAGTTGAATACTTTGATAGAAAAGACATACCAGATTCGGAGAAAGAAAAATTTATAGAGAACTTTAGAGAAATACTCGCTGGACTTAATTATTATCTATCAAAAATCGAAGTATTCACAAATCAGCAAGTGTTGGAGGGATTTTATGAATGATGTGGACATGCTAGACGAAGCAACGGACATAGTAAGAACATTGACAGATAACTGTAAAGATGAATCAATAAAAGACTTATATGAGGTAGCTGCAATATTACTAGGTTACATAAGAGAAAGGGTTGAAGAAATTAGTTAGTAAAGTTGTAGTTAATCTATAATTTGTCGAAAGGGGTGATTAAGTGTTACAAGTAAAGACAGAATTATACCATGACAACTTTCAAAATTATAAAAGATACAACATTCCGAAAGCACAGTTAGTTATAGCTGATATACCATACAACTTAGGAGT